CGCCCTCTGGTTCGCCCTCTGGTTCGCCCTCTGGTTCGCCCTCTGGTTCGCCCTCTGGTTCGCCCTCTGGTTCGCCCTCTGGTTCGCCCTCTGGTTCGCCCTCTGGTTCCGGCGTAGTATCTTTCTCCGTGCCTATGTCTGCATCGGCATCAAGAGTTGCATCCTGATCTTCAGTAAACGCAAACTGATCGACTAACGCACCGCGATCCGTAATCCGATTGTCATTAGTGATTTCGATCTCACTACCGACTTCTGCACCGTTGTTTTGGACTAGGCCAATCTTGCCGTTAGCGTCTTGAACAACCAAAACACCTTTCGCATTTGGGTCTGTACCCGTCGCACCAACAAACGTGTTATCAATACTGCTAAGGACTTTCCCCGTGCCTGACATTGTGCCTGCGCTATTGAAACTAATTAGTGCAGAAATCGCGGAATCAGTCTGCGCGTCACTTACATCTTTTGCAGTAATCTCACCGTTAACGGCGTAGCGTGTACCAAGCACCTGCGTAAATGTCTGACCCCATTCGGTTCCATAGTTAACGGCCGCCACAGTCCCAACTTGTTTTGACAAAGACGGTACTATGAGGCTCTTGGCTAAAGACTGAGCAACGGCAGCGTTACCAATAGGGGCAAACAATGCAGTAGCGGCGGCGCTTGTTGCTGCGCTCTGCATTTGAATATTGTGCTTTTGGGCATCGGTTAAATCGGTGCGCCCTTCAAGTAATTTACCGGCGTCGTGATAACCGCTTGTGCTACTTTCGGCAATATCGGACAAACTAGCCGCTGCCGTAGCACCTTTAACTGCCCCTGTCGTACCTTTTAAAAGTGCGCTACCTGCGCCGAAACCGAGCAGGAATGCTGGGCCTTCTTCGCCTATTTCTGTAGCGGTCATGTTAATCACGCCGCCAATATTCTGGAGCCCTGATGTAACCGCAACAAATGGTTTTAGGTAATCCGGCGCGTTCTTAACATCGTTAACCCAATTTTTAGACTGCTGTTTAGTTTCTTCAGTAGTCAACCCTTTGTAGTAATTGGAAATGTCACTTCCAAGGGTACTTAGCGCGTTATCTTTAGAAATTAAAGATGTAGTTTTTCCAGTTTTATCATCCGCAGTTGTGGTCATGATATGACCAAGGTCGCCAAAGAACTTTGCAACGTTACCGTAGCCTTGACCAAGGCCGCGAGATGCGTCCATTACAACTTCACCCATGCGTTGAACGGTACGAATGGAATCATCAACTGTGCCAATCGGTACGCCAAAAATTGTGGGGCCACTGTAAGTTACAGGCCCAGTTGCTTTAGCCGAGTTGTTTAGGTTTGCTAAAGTTTCGGCAGCGGCGGCTTCTCGCGCGGCGGTGTCAGTTTGTGCGGCAACCGTTTTAGACGCATCTGTAACTGTCGCCAAGTTTTTAGCGTTCAGTGCGTCGATTGAGGAAACCGCAAGGTCAGGACGCTCGGTAGCAGTGGCAGTGCTAAAACTTTCTACCTTACCGGTCTTGGGGTTAAACCAATCAAAAGTTTTACCGGCGCCAAGTTCCTTACGCGCCAGTGCAAACGCATCGTTAAAGTTGGTGGTATTTTTGATTGTGCTTCGCGCCGCATCGTTTGCGGTGTTCTTATCAATAGCACTTTGCAAATTACCAAACTCGGTATCGACAAGCGTGTCCGCCCCCACGAGAAGTTGGCTTGTGTCGCCCACAGGGAGCGTATCAACTGCAGTAGCGCCATTACCGACAGACGAAACAACATCTTTGGTCGCAAGGTTAGACGTGCCGGTTGTATCAGCACCGGTTGTATCCGTAGTTGTTTTAGTGTCAGTGGTAACCTTAGTGTCAGTACCTGTACTTTTGGCTTTTTTAATTTCGTCGTTAGCGGCGGCGATTGCCGTATTCAGTGCAATCTGATCTAGTGGTTGTCCAGAGATAGCGCCTGTAACGGCGTTGGTCACCATGCGTTGTTGTGCGGCGGTCAGATCGGCGTAGCCTTCGATATTGGTAAGCACCGCGTTAACTGCACCTGCAGTGCCGCCTGTTGCCGCGCCTTTGAGGAACGCCTGCCCGATGTCTTGCCCAGTAATTGCCGCAGTTGCCCCTGACGAAACCGCAGTCTGAAAAGCCCGCGACAAAGCGCCAGTGGAGTCAATGTTATTAAGGAAAGACGCGCCGTCTTTCATCACGTCAAGGCCGGGGATTTGAGTTCCAACATACGATGCGGCCGCGCCTTTCAGCGCAGATTCGAGATCGGCTCCACTGGCGAGTTTCAATGCGAAGTTTGCCGCAATTTGCTCAGGGATAGATAAGCCGCCTGTGGCAATAGCAAGTCCGATCTGCCCAATAGGGCCGAGGTCTTGCATCAAATTGGAAAGAGTGTTGGATGATGCGTGTGTTGTGTAAAAGATTGGCGTGCCGTTGGCTGCAAACTGCACTCGGTACCCCGTGTTTCCGTCACCTGAGAAAGTACCACCAAACGCGTTACCTGTTTGCCGCTCACCATACGTATTGGGAACTTCTTGGCCGGTTAACTTGTTGCCGTAGGTGGTTACTGTTTGCGCTGGTACTTCGTATGTGCCGGTCTCATCCGAGACTGTATAAGCCGGAATGGTCTTTGTAATCTGCCCAAACTGGTTAATGTCAGTAATGCCAATACTGGCCAAGATAGCGGCCATATCCGCAGCGTTTGCTTGCGCTGATCCTTTACCTTCTCCTGACCATTTACTTGTCAAGTTCTGAGCCAGAATCTGATTGGTCAACGTAGCGGTTGCAGAAGTACCAGTATCTGTAACTGTGTTTCCACCGGAGTCAACGATTGCGCCAGTATTGGTGAGGAACGTGCCGTTCTTCAAATCAGTTGCAGTAGACAGATCAACTGCACGAGTAGTGTCATTACCCGCACCGCCAGTCACTGTGTCGTTACCCGCGCCACCTGCTACCGTGATAGTTTCAGTATTAGTCGCTGTTGTATCGTTACCCGCACCGCCAGTCACCGTGTCAACAGTTTTTGTCGTTGTGGTTACCGGAGTCGTAACCGTAGTATCCGCAACTTGCGTAGTGTCAGGTCTGCTCGCGGCCAAGCGCGTGAGGTAGTCCCAATCGCTATCTTGCTGAGTACCATACGCGGCGTTGGCCGCACTTCTAATCTGAGCATCCGTAAACCCAGCCTTCAACTGAGAGTTGTAGAGATCGGCTAGGCCAGCCTCCGTCATCCCCGCAACGCTTGTGGGGAGTTGCACAGTAGGGGCAGCGGCTTGCGTTGTTAGGGATGCAATACCGGTAGCCGCAGGAGCAGGAGCAGGCGCAGGAGCAGGGCCAAATTGCTTTTCAATAATACTGTTGAACGTCGCAGGGTCAAGGTTATAACTTGAGAGCGTATTGATGAACGTGTTGACGTAGTCATCACTAAACTGAGGATTGTCCTCGTACGTCCAGTTGTATTTATTTTGGATTGCCATGTTAAGGTAACCTTGAAACGTAAGTAACCGTCAGGATAACAGATGGAATTTCAGGCACGTCATTAGGGGCAGTACCAAATCCTGCTTCGTGCTTAAGCACCACGTTTGTATCGTCTGTCAACCACATCAGTTGAAAATATGAACCGGCGTTCATAGGCAAGATAAAGTTCCAAGCCGGTACAGACTCGGCTGACGTACCTTGAATAGAGACCTTAGATGCAGAGTCAGGGATGTTTACACCGTCTACCCGAGGCCAAATCCAAATGTTTGCTGTAGCACCGGAAGTTTTATCCAACTGCGCGGAGAATTGAAAGTTGTACAAACCTTCTTTGTCCACCACGATGCGTGACGTAGGCGTGCCAATACTGACACCGTTGGAGAAGTCGGTTGTATTAAACGTAATAGGGTAGGCCACATTTACACTAGCCGCTGTTTGCGTTGTGTTGTCCTGAAACCCACCACAAGGGAAGTTAATGGACGCAGGGTCTACATCATCAGACGTACTCATCTGCTGAAGAATCTTATCCAACTGATTAAAGTACAAACGAAGCACGTTGTTAAACTGCTCCTGATACCGAGAGTCATACACCAGCGGTGCAAGCGGTAGATTCGGCGCGGCAGCGCGAGACAGTTCGTACTCGGAGATAACGATCATGTGTTACCCCTGCGTCCGTCTTGCCGGATGTCAATACGCGGTGCGCCCAACTGCCATGCAGTTCCAAGGCGATCAGACTCAACCTTAAAGATCAACTGACGACCACGCACCCGAATGTAAACCTGCCCCGTGAATTCTTCAATAGGGGCCGTGGCAATACGCTGGATGCTTGCACTGCTGCTACCTGCGGCGGATTGTGGGTTGTTAAATCCAGAGCCTGAGTTACGCATCGGCAAGAGCGTCATCGTGCACTGGGGAGTTTCTTCTCCCGTGGAGTTACGGAATGTTAAGTCAGGGATGACGCGCCAGACAAAGCCAAAGTTGTGGCCGTCGTCAATGTCAAATTCAGACGAGCCGATAGATGCAGCAATAGCCACTGGAGTGCCAGTCTCGTTGTCGTCATTACCTTGCTCATGGTTGACCAAGTTGTACGAATATGTGGCCGCAAGGGGGTAGTCACGCAGACCAGAGTCTAGCCATGCTGTTCGTGCCATCGTGCCATAGTACCAGATGTCTTCCGCGTAGTTATACACTACATACTTGTCAACCGCAGTGCTATTCGCAGAGCAGTAGAACCACCAGACTTCGTTGAAGCCTTCACTTGTACCGGCAAACACTTGCGCCGCTTGTGATGTGTTAATGTCACTAAAGATGTGCTGACGCAAATCGCAACGAAGCGTTTGCACGCGGCCGTCGTACTTGTAGAATTTGTCCACGCCCATCCAAAACACCATACCCGAAGCGGTTGCAGCGGCGTTTTGAGACTGAATTGAGATGTTATCGCCCAGCAGTTGTGACTGCCAGATAGCCGGAGCGCCCACATATTGCATTGAATAGACGGCGGAGTCTGACCACACCACAATTTCTTGGCGAGTCTGCAAGCACGTAATGAGTTCTGAACCGTGCGAGAACCGGATACTTCCTGCTTGGTTTGTCGCGGCCGGAGTCCAGTCAACTGCAGACTCTTGATCAGACCATCTGATCAGCATGGCGTCTTGCACAGCCGAGCCAAGTTCGTTGCATCCAAACGCAAACACAAATCTGTTAATGTCAGACACAAATGTGAAGTTTTGCACTGTGGGTACGTTAGACGCGCCAGCAAGAGAAGTTAGCGCCACACCCCGCGTAGCAACCCCCGATGTCGCATCCCAGTAATAGATTGCACCGCCACGAGGGGCAAAGATAAGGTCTTCGCCAAAATTGGTCTGACTCCAAAGACGGATTGAAGTAAGCGACGTACCGCCCGTTCCCCATACACCCGCACCCCACGCACCACCACCCCAACCGGTAAGAGGGACAGCAATCGCGGGGCCTACGTTAATTTGATATGCTGCAACTACAGACGCGCCGCCACCGGGAGAGCCTGAAGCATCCATCGCATTAGCAGTGGCGGAAGCGGTAAAGGTGTAAGAATTCGCGCCAATAACCGTGACTTGGTATTCTGCGTTAAGGACAGTAGCCGTGATATTCCCGCCCAACCCCACAGCACCGCTGAACGTTACAAAATCTCCTGTAACGCACCCATGCGCGGTATCGGTAACTGTGATGACTGCGGAGCCGTTTGTGGCTACAAATGGATTGTTATTGATCGTTGACGACGCACGGATTGGTGTGATGTCGTAATACGCGCCGCCCTTTTCGATGTAAAACTTGAGATTGGTACCAACGCCAATTAGATTAAGACCGCCTAACGTGACCCAGTTCCAGAGAGAACGGCAGACTCCCAGAAAAGTAAAGGCTGATAGGCGAACCCAGCCACCAATCTTCTCGGGGCTGCCAGAGCGAAACCGCACCTTTTCAGACTCATACCAGCCACCTGCCACATTGGTAGCGGCGTTGGGGTTACCCATCGTTTCCGATGCGTAACGGGTGTTTTCGCGATTTACCCCCGGGCGGAATATGATCTTTTTTAATGCCATTGGTCAGTCCAGTAAAGCGCACTCAGCCGTGCGACGTTTTAGTAGGCCCGGCAAAACCTTGCCGCCACCCCTAGTCCAGAGCATAAGTTGTTCCTTGGCCCCTTCCCAATCTCCGGCGTTGATTTTCCTCTTTAATGTACTTGTTTGCAAGCGCCCGATACCGAGGTTGTAGCAGAAATCTACGATGGCGTTTAATTTTTTAAAGTCACCTTGGGAAGCAAGTACCAGCAGGTTTGGGCATTGCCTGATCGCGCCCGGTGCATAGGTGTGCAGGAGTTCAGCCATCAGGAGTGCCCGTGCCGTGGGCTCGTCCATCGGTGGGTCTTGGAGTGTTACTTTGCGCCCGTCAGTGTAGTACGTGGAACCGTAACCGACTGTTGGAACCCCCGCAGGGCATAAGTATGGTTTAGCCCTGTACCCCTCAAAGCGGCGGCACAGTTCAGCGGCCAGTTCGAGGTTCATAAGTTTACAATCCCTGTTTTTAAGTTTACAGTCCGCGCTGCTTGAGAGTTCTGTCGAGGAACCAGTAGTTAATTGTGCCAGAGACCAAGGCGCAGAAGTCCACAGTCATCATGGTCTTGAACACAACTTCAGGAGAAGCACCGGCTTTGTGCGCTTGATAAGCAAACCACAAATGAATGAACGACCACAAGGCCATGACCCAGTATGTGACAACAGGGCGCACGGAAGCCGACAGCTTGGCAGCAAAACCCCCCGCAGCTTTGACCATTTCGGTTTGTTGATTGATCGCGGCTTGGAACGCATCCATGACTCCCACGTCAATAGCCGCATCACGCTGTGCGCCGATCTCGGCAAGTTTTTGTTGGCCCCGAAGTTGTTCAAGTTCGCACTGGCGGCTAAACATTGCCATCTCATGCTCACGCTCGTTCTTCTTGTCGAAGTACTTCAGGACTTCAGGCGCAAGGCGGAACAGGCCGCCAATCACGCCACCGAATAAGCCGCCAGATAGGATTTCAAACATTGGATTCCTTAATCGTAAACATCAGGTTCTTGTGCGAGGGGTAGTTCACAACCACCTCACCTTCTGGGCATTTGTATTTAATGTGCGCCATCAACGTGGCAACACCCGGCGTTACCTGCGAAGTAGTATCAAGCTTAAACTTGTATCCAAACTTATCCACTGTGTCGCTGGCAGGGCCTGAGAACGTTGCAATGCTCGGTTTGGCTGGATGTACGACCAATTCAGAATCCCGCACCTCTAGTTTGAATGACGTGACTTCACAGTCGTCCCTGATCTTTTGACGAGCCACTACAGCCTTGAACTCGCCGTCGGCAGGTGCATCAGATATTTGGAAGTGCTCTGGTGCCCACTTGAGGATGTCTTTATGGAACACACCAAACTTGTCGGCAAGCGTGTACCCACCACCAACCATAGCAGTTGAGGCAGTTATCGCACCAATAATCTTGGTGTAATACTCAAGTTCCATCTCACCCCCACATCCAAATAATCGTGTACGTGCCCCAAATAACGAAGGCGACAATACAGGCTGCCGCAATAATTGCTTCAGCCCAATCTCTCATCATGCTGGCTCTGGTATTTTCTTCTTGACCTTGGCGGTTATGACTGCTGTCGATGTGTCTCGATCAATTGTCAGGTAGCCTTGGCAAATGATGTTGTAGTCTTGCCCGTTAGCGTCTTTTTCGCTTTTAACAGGCACCGTAATGTCGAGGTTCTTAAACAGAAACTCTTTGCCGTTTTCAAATACGCGCCAGACATGATCTACTGTGCCGCGCCCTTCTTGCCCACGGCTTTTGTTGAATCTGATCTGGTACTTGTTCATACAACTTCAGCGGCTGGCATTGGGCAAGCTGCGGGTTGAGCCATCTGCACGGTCAAGTTAAAGTGCACAAATTTAATTGGTAGGTCTGCCGCATGTCGTGTAAATGAGTGCATTAACCATGAATTTGCAAAGATCATCAAGCCGGGTTTTGGCTCGAAGTTAATCATCTTGCTGGCAGGTGTTGCCATGTTCATATCCTGCTCTGGTAAGTCAATCTGAACCTTGGCTGCACGAGGGTCATGGAACACTACACGAGAGCAATTTTCTGGGGTCTCAAGGAAGTAAAAGCCCACGATCTGTGAACCGAACCCGTGAACGTGCGCGTCCATTGCAGAGTGCTTGTGGTGCTCTTGGGTCCACATTTCTGTGAACGTCACCGCTTTGTCTTGCATGGCATAACCCTGTTCGTTCAGGATGTTCCAAGCAGTAGCACCAACAAATTGTGAAAATTCAGCTAAACGGGGGTCAGCATAGTAGTTACCTGACATATGCACAGGGTAAATCTCGTTTAATTGCTGATTTTTTTTGGCGGTTTCTAGTGCTTCTTCGGAGACTGTATTGACCGCCTCCAAAAAGTCTGGACGCTCAATTAAGTACATTGGGCATGGGAAATGGTGGGCAACTTGAAGTTGTGTGTTTTGCACAACTTGCGCCACTGATTCGGCAGCTTTACATACTTTTTGTTTTGGCTTCTTGGTAGCGGTCTTGGCCATGCGTCTCTCCTTGGTTGGTTGGGCTGTCAGTTTACAACCTGAACCCACTGCCAAGCAAGGAAATCAAACTTATATTGATTATCGTCAACGGGACGGGCGGGGACTGTTTTCCAATTATTTTCTGCGCCGCACCAGAACACAGTAACGCCTTCCACTGGATCTGGTCGTGGAATTGGGGGAACCATTTGGCAAGTAGTTTCGTCTAAAGTCCATGCAGACCAATTTTCAGCTTGCTCACGACTATTAAATGCAGTGATTACGGCTTGCTGTTTAGTTGTTTTTTCTTCTATGGTCATAGGACGCACCATCCACACATCCGTCCATGTGCCGTCCACCTTGGAGTAAGTTGGGTCTTCAGACTCCAATACATCGTAAACGCCTAAAGTAGGACGCTCAACACGAGTAAACGGTTCCCATTCATCTGGAATAGCACCAAAGGCTTGAAGCAAATTGTCTTCAAAAGCAGGATGGTTTTTTGTTGCGCCGTTTTCAGTTTGAATATAAAGCTTCATGTTTATTTCCCGTATTAAATAGATCGAATGGCAAAGACACCCGCAGCCCCCGGCCCACCGGGACCATAAGTACAACGACCTCCGCCTCCGCCGCCACCGTAGCTACCGCCACTGCCTGCTGGACTGGCGCCGCCACTACCGCCACAACCGCCGCCGTAACCACCAGTCCATACTCCGCTACCGCCACCTGCTCCGCCAGATGCACCAAAAGTATTGCCGACAGTTCCTGCACCGCCGCCACCGCCGCCAGCTAGTGTGTATGCGGCTCGACCACCGCCACTAGACCCAGCCCAATCGCATCTGCTACCAGAAGCTGCTCCCGGCCCACCGCCTGTGCAACCTCCGTAAATGTCTTTACCGTAACGACCGCCGCTACCATAAGACCCAGAAACTGTAGTCCCGCCTACGCCACCACCAGCGGCTCCGCCACCGCCAGTACCCCAAGATGACAGACCGCAACCGCCCGTGCCACCAGCCCTAGATGTAACACAAGTAAAGCTGCCTGAATAAGAAATTGTTCCGCCAGTTCCACCTGCTGGGTACTGCACGCCTTGGCCACCACCTGCGGTAACAGAGTATGAACAGTAGCTGATAGAGGACGTAGTGCCGTTTGTTGTTACAGAACCGCCAGAACCTACGGTGTAATTTATTGATTGTCCATTAACACCGCTTAAACGGCCTTTAAAGTAACCGCCGCCGCCACCACCGCCGCCACCGCCGTAGCTACTACCTCCACCACCACCGCCAATCACAACAACTTCAAATGTTGCTGTACGTGTGAATACGTATGTATAGCTACCGGCAGAAGAGTTTTGGTATATAACTGGAGCAATTGGCGTTACAGAGTTGGAAGCCGCACTTAATGGGCTTGATCCTCCCGGAGTTGCACCATACACTTGGAATGTGTACGCCGTACCATTTGTCAAACCGCTAACAGTCACAGGAGAAGATGAACTTGATCCTGTTATGCATCCGGGACTGGATACTGCTGTGTATGTTAAAGAACCTGCTCCAACTTCTGAGGGGGGTGTAAAAGTTACCGTTGCCGAAGCATTACCAGCAGTTGCCGTGCCAATCGTAGGTGTACCGGGGCTACGAGGCCATGTGCCTGCTTGGGTGTATTGCTGTGCCTGACAAACTGTCCAGATACCTTTGGCTGACGAGGTTGTCGGCGCTGTTGGGTTCTTAGTGACGATGCCACCGGGATATTGTTTGATACTCATTTACGCACCTACGCAAGTTGATGGGAATTGGCGAGTAGTTCCGGGCCAGACGATACGAACCGCGCCCGAAGCCCCTTGATAACCGCTGTAACGACCGCTTCCTCCACCTCCGCCACCATAAGCACCGCCACCCGGTGTAGCGCCTCCGCCAACACCACCTGAACCTGCATTTCCTTGGCCGCCTTGGTAATATGTACCATACCCGCCAGTCCCAGTTGCGCCTTTTCCATAAATTCCAACACCGCCGCCGCCACCAGCGTTAGCAGTATATGCTGGTGCGCTTCCGCCGCCACCGCCGCCACCGCTACAAGCGGTAGCATTATTACCGTTGTAACTACCTTGTGTTCCGTTACCACCAAAACCAGAGTATCCACCAGCGCCACCACCACCAGCAGCCGCCCAAGTACCAATACTACCTTGAGCACCGTTACCACCGTTACCGCCAGTTCCAGCGTTTGCCCCGCCAGTGGCAGCGCCTCCAACACCGCCATTGCCACCACTGCCAGAATTTCCTGAGTATCCGAAACCACCACCTTTAGCAGAAACTAAAGAAGTAGAGCAGAAATAGCTGTAGCCACCACCGGTTCCATTATTACCTGATCGGCCAGAACCAGTCCAAGGAACACAAGAACCGCCGCTACCTGCGGCACCAACCACAACCGTGTAAGAATTTCCTGGGGTAACGGAAATATTGTTTGTATACCTCAAATTACCGCCACCGCCGCCACCGCCAGCTGTCTCACAGCTACCGCAGGTATATCCATTACCGCCCGCACCGCCGCCACCGCCTACTACAACTACAGAAACAGATGTAACTCCAGAAGGTGCTACCCATGAATATGTTCCGGGGGATGTGTAAGTAGAGCAGGTTTGGATTGGCGTAAAGCTACTTGAACACGCGGAATATCCACTACTGCCAGTAGCGTTTGTTGCTCTAACCTTAAACGTGTATGCAGTGCCCGACGTAAGCCCAGACACAGTTACTGGAGATGAGGAGCCCGTGCCTGTAAAACAGCCGGGTGTTGAAATAGCCGTGTAGCCTGTAATTGATCCGGGATAGCCAACACAAGATGGCGCAGTAAACGCAACGTATGCGGCAGTAGCTGACGCTTGACTAATTGCACCAATCGTAGGTGCTTGAGGACTGGAAGGCCAGACACTCGCGCCCCTTGCCTGCATCTGTTGGGCTTTTGTCCAAATTCCGTAAGAAGTGGTCGTAGCCGGAGGAGTCGACGAAATCACCCCGCCTTTATAACGCAAGCTCATGGGGCGCTCCTATCAAGA